CCTGTTACCTTATTTGTATACGGTAGCTTGTTTTGAATATATTGAGCTAATGACCGTCCAAACGTTGACGCCCGGCCATCATTTGATACGTGATTTTTATTTCTATTAGGTGATGTGCTTGATCCAGCCATTATGTTTATTTAGTCTACTGTTAATATAGAGCTACTTGCTTGGTATGATGTTCCCCAACCTGCCTCATTTCTAGTTAAAAATACGAAGCTACCAGGTATATCAAATGTACTTGCTGGTAAGAATACGCTTAGAACGTTGTCTGATGCAACATTATAATATGATGAGTCTAGCAAATAGCCACTAACTGTTGGTGATTTAGCTGATGTTATTGCTGTGTAGTTTGTAAAGAACGAATCTGTATTAGAGCTTAGATATACTGTATTCGACCTATCAAAGCGTGTACCATATATTACGAAGTTATTCTGGGCTGTATCTGTGATATTAACATTACCTCTAAGCGGTATAAATGTACCGGTAGTTGCATAGAATATATTAGTCATCGTCGGTATACCAGATACAGTCACCGTTTCGGTGTAATTTGTTGGTACACTCGTACCATATGATGATAGTGTTTGGTATCCAGCCTGTTCGTATGTTTGAAAGTCAATCTGCTCACCCCTACCCTCATCGTGATAGATTCTGTTGCGGAGATCTACATTAATAAAGTTAGCATCCACCTTATAAATGGTATCTTCAATATTCTTCTGCTCTGGAAACAACCACCCCTCGATAGTAAATGTTGTATCAGCTGTAGTTCGTATCTTATCAGAATACGTTGAATCTAGAGGTGTATCATATGTTATTCCACCTCCCCAATTCACTTTAGATCTTATCTCAGCGCCGTATGTAGGCATGATCTCCTCTGGAACGGGCCAGGATATCATAACGTAAGGGTTGTTATATGGGACGAAGTTAGATATTATCTGATCAATATCTGACATATATCTTGCTAAGATAGACATGCTAATTTCAATGTTTATTGGTACAGGCATGTCCCATTTTATTGAACTCTTAGGACTTTCGGTTATCTGAGCGGGTAGACTGAAGGTTGCATTCTTACCAAACACTCTAGCAGGGTCTCGTGTGATGCTTTTTACTGATACTGCAACGACCGGGAGTGTCAGATTATGTGCTTTATTGACAATATCATGCATCACCCGCTGCTTGGGTGCTAAGACATATCTTACTTCAACATTTGTCTTAGCGACGCGTTTTTCATGGCGACTAATTACGGTATCATCAAAAGCCGCTAAAAATTGGGTGAGTATGTCACGAATTTCGAAGTGGAAAGCTCTTTTCTTCATGCTTGATTAGTTGTGTGTGGCTTTTATAGCATTTCATACTACAGTATTTTTAGCCGTTTACTACTGTATTTATGCCTACACCTCATACTACAGAACACATTACAATTTTTTACACTGGGGTTACCGTTAGGCTAGATCAGAGGGCGGGGAAAGGGGGTTGTTTTTGTGGAAGGGTATACCGGTATACATATTAGATTAAATACTTGTATGAGTACAAGTAAATATGGCATAGATCCTAAGTTTATTATTTCTTTAGCCTTAGGCTTAGCTATTCAAGCAGCCGCTATTGTATGGTGGGCATCGAGTCTTAGTAGCTCTGTTCAGCACAACGACTTTCAGATTCAAATGATGGAGCGAACTGTTACTAAAAATGCAGAATTTGTGGAGCTTTGGCCAGCAGGTAAATGGGGCAGTGGCTCTCTTCCGGATGATGTGAAGCAGAACCTCAAAATAGAGGAGCTCGAGAAGCATATGGACAAGATCGAGAAGCAGATGGACAAGATCACGATCATGAAGCTATATAATGGGCATTCTACTCACGCCCCGTAAACCAGTGGACATATGAAGAAAAGATTGACTAATATAATCACATAAATAACTATGTGAGAAAGATCAAGCTATGGTTTATGCAAACCAACTTCTATGCATGGTTGGTCAAGAAAGTTATCCCCTACATCCGATTCACCACATACTATACTTCAATGCGAGGATGGAAGTATCATCAAATCTATAAGGCAATCAAGCCTGGTGATATCATTCTCACTGTAGACAAACGTAAGCTAACCACTAAACTTATTCCTGGTGAATGGGCTCATGCTGCTATATGTGTCAGTAAGAACAAGAAGTTCGAAGTGGCAGAGATGACCCATACTGACTATACTAAATCGACAGTAGCCGATCTATGCTTCGAAGCAGACAGAGTCCGAGTGCTAAGAGGTACTAAGTTCACACCTGCATATACCAAAAAGTTTATTGCTAAGTGTAAATCGTTCGAAGGTGTACCGTATGACGATCAATTTATATTAGGTGTAAAGGCATTATCATGCTCTGAATTAGTTTGGGCATGTGATTTCGAAGAGCGGTTGGAGTTATCTTTAAGAGATATCGCAGGCTTAGGTAGAGAATATATATCACCTACTGGTATAGCTAAGGCACGAAACATAGAATACGTAATTGATACTGACAATCTCGATAAATAATTATGTGAACGATAGTCAATTAATCTGGGAAGCCTATTTAACTTGAAATTAGAATGCTTGTTTAAAAAACTTTCTTTATCTAGTAGAGATGTTATATTTTGCATTTTTCCTCGGCGTATTTTAAATTTTCTTTTACTCTATCTACTTGGTCAGAAGGCACTACGCCTGCGTCTAAAAGCTGTTGAGATACACTTTTAGATTCTTTATACATACCTACCCAATACGCACAGATAGCTAGCTCGTCCCACCGTTTGAAATTATATATATCTTTACCCACAAATAAAATATCTTGGTCGGGGAAGTCTATAGAGCAAGCTGTTTTAGCAAACACATATGCGGGGAAATGTTTTTCCCTTTGTCTATAATAGGAAGATAATTCATACATAGTCTCGATTCTCCTCGGATGATGATTATAAGCTTCAATAAACGTATGCAACATAAGCTCTTCCTCTCCGAGAGCTTTATAACACAAACCCATCCGATACATTGAAAAATAGACCTCTTCTACCCAGCCTCCTCTTTTTATTCTTTCTTCATAATACTTAATGGCTTTTTCGTAATTTTGCATGTCGAAGTAAGTTTGCCCAAGATAAAAATAATACCTAGTAACCAAGTTCTGATTTTTTTCTTTTTCTACTCCCTCCAGAAGTAACCTCGCATCCCTTTCGAACTTCTCCTTTCTGCTAGAGCCGCAAGCTAAATCAAGATACCTAACACTATCGATTACGCCCTTGTCACCTTCGCAATCTAGATATTCGTGAGCAACACCCACATACTTTGAGGAGACATCTCTCTTCACGACCCTCACGTTATGATAAGACAACTCATTATATTGAGACACTAGGTAATAGTCTTTGTCAAGCTCGTCTCTCCAGTCTTCATTATCTACTTCGAATATCATGTCCGCGTCATCTAGTAGAATATAGTTGAAATTTCCGATTGACTCGCGAGCCAAATCTAAGGCTTTATTCCTTGCGTACTCAAAATTTCTAAATTCGATATCGTGAATTTGTCCAGAGACGCCATAAGAATCCATGATTGTTTTAATCTTTTCTTTCGTGTCGTCCGTCGACCCAGTATCGCAGATTACATAGTAATCTACATAGGGAGCAACCGAGGCCAAGCACTGCTCTATGATGGGTGATTCGTCTTTAACTATCATATTTAAACAAATTTTATTCTTCTCTTCTTTCATTAGCTGAGGATATTCTGATATTATAGACTTAATTTTTACCATACACTCTAGTCAAGCAAATCGCTCTATAAAGTATTTTGGGAGCTTACCCTTGTTATTAATTACAGCTTCAGCAATTGCTCCATCTAATACGTATGTATCGCAATAATCTTTCGCGGATCTAGTACCTCTACCTGAAGCCTGAATAAGAACACACAGCATCTTGTTGAGATACCATTTAAAGTCCTTCTTCATCAACTGCTCGATTCTCTTATCTGTTGTTGGTAGGTATGGAGCTTTAATAATGATCTGAAATCTCGCAAGATCATCTTTTAGGTCAACTCCGTGTGTTAGTGAGGGGGATACGATGATAGAAGCGTAATCTGAGTTAGTATGCTCTTCGACTACCATTTCATTATTAACTCCAGCTTCTCTGAAGATACACCTATCAGACTTGAAGTTGTTCTTAATATAGGATGTGATGTAATTACTATGAGAGTGTATAATACCTTTACTATCTGGGTATTCCTTACAAATATCTCTTATGGTCTTAACAATCTTTGGAAGATTGGATTTCAGGTTATGGTAGTTGAGTTTAACTTTTGATGTGCAATAGATTGGACTCTTTTCCGGATCGAATGTTGATTCAGATTCGATGTATTTGAACTTTTCAATACCTAATGTCTTACAGAAGTTTTTAGGATCAATTATAGTCGCTGACATCAAGATGATAATCTTACCATGCTTGAATAGATTCTGAGCGAGGTTATTGACTTTCAGAGGTAAGAACTGGATACCATCATCGATGTTCTCAAACACATACTCTGTCTCGTCCCATGTGTTAATAACACTACTAACCCTACTACGTAGATTCTCTAGAGCGACAATCATTTTCTTCCTACTAGTCTTAGCAGGCTTCTGTAGAGACTTACTTTTTAGATCCTCTTTTAACTCACCAATTCTGTCAGCTAAGCTGATACCAACAGATTCAACCCATCTATATAGCTTTTGATATGTTGATCTATCAACTGGTCTTAGTTGTACACCACACGATTTAAGTGTCTTAAATTTGATGACGCATGTATATGCTTTAACGATTTCATCTTCAAGCTCAGATGCTTCATCACACACAATATATTCACGCTTCTTAAGTTGCTCAGGTAGATTGAAAAACATACTGTAATTCAAAGCACTAAATACACTAGTGAGGGTCTTATTGCGTTGCTCATAGTACGGACATAGATTAGTCGCCCAGCATTCCTTTTTAATAGCAGGAGTCAGCATACACGGGGCTATATCACACTGCACACTATCATCAACTTCGCAGCAATAGTTTGACTTACCCTTGAGCACTTCTGCATCGTCAAAAATTGTCTTATACTGATCCTGCAGAGATTTTGTAATCGTTAGAGCTGTGCACCCAGCATAATCCATCTCCTCTAACTCGTCGGCATATTTCGAACTACCCTCAGAATCATTAGCATATGCCCTATATGAGTTAACAAGTTCTTTATACTCGTCGCTCGGCTCTGTGGATAGGTTGGCTAGCGTTTTCGAGATCAGCGATTTACCAGAACCAGTTGGTGCATTACATACAATGAATTTATGACCCTCTTGGATAGCTAATTCTAAGTCTTTAAGAATATGAACTTGCGCGGGATTTGGATCATATTGCTTAGGAAAATTACTTAGTATGCTACTCACATCATCATTATAGTCTGATTTACTCAGATGGCAAGATATATAGAAAATTATCGTAAATTTTCATTGCATTAGAGGTATTTAAAATGCTTATTATACTTGTAACTTCCTTGTTAGAAGTATTAAGACAACTAAGCTTGTAGTTGAGTGTTAGAATACCATTCTTATCAGCAGATATATCAAATGGGTATGGTATATCATATATCCTTATCTTTTCATCTAGCTCTAAGTGTAGCTTGATGAAGTATTGTTTAACTTTGAAGAGCTTTAACTTACCCCGTTTAGCGACTTTCTTGTTCGTTCTAATTACTATATCTTGTAGTAAGAACGGCTTAAGGAAGTTGGTTGCTCTTTCAATGTTAACATTCACGATGCCATATATGTAATTTTTTGTTCAGGGGACATTGGGTATATATTCTCGTTAAAGTATGGCCAAAACTCAGATACAGGAACAGTCTCCAATATATTGACTTGAGCTAAGTTTATACACCTATAATCCTGCATTAGTATATCCCACACTACTAACACACCTTCTGCTGCTTCATTAAATCTAGTTGGTCCAGTTGGGGCTCTATAATTTAGAGATAACTTCCCGTTCGTAGAGTTTAGTAACTCATATGACTTAGTGCACAACATCTTACGAGTTGGTGATTTACCATCCCCTCGTCTCTTGCGAGTAAACCTCACAACGCATACATTAGTAAGCAATATGTTGTCTAATGCTGTCATTACTTCTTCTCCTTTACCTTACAAACCCCAAAGCATCTTTCCTCATTAATGAAGATACCTTTCTTAATCCTACCATAACCTTCGATAGTAACGCCGGAGATTGTTACTCCAATCTCATTAGGAAACACAACGATATCACCCTCATTTAGATATACGACGTGAGGGCCCTTTAGAACGACTCGTGCTTTACGCCATGCCTTTGTCATCATGTTAGTTGGTACGATAATACCATTACGCTCAACTTCGTTCCCATCAGCCGTCTCATCGATATACTCAACTAAGACGATATCATCGAAAATCATGCTCAATTCGTAATCATCTAGATCAAAATCACCCTCTGCTTTACGCGAGAGATCGATCAGAGATTTACGTGGAATGAGTTGATCGATGCTTGCTTTGGCCATACTTCTATTTACTACTACTTTCTAAGAACTCCATCATCCGCTTAACCTCTCTTGTAGATAGGCTGTTGTTCTTAGCTACTAACCTAATATTCCGTTCAAGCTCATCATCCTTCTTAGCCTTCTTTGTCTTCTTAACATAGGCAATTTTCTTCCAACCCAGCTTCGGAATGAGATGGTACCACAACCTATAAAGTTGCTGTTTATCCTCAAATAACGACCCAAATTTGTTCAGAGTGTTATTGATGAATGGGACTGTGTCCTTACTATAGAACGACAACCATCTGTTAGTTAAGAACGGAATGAAAGCTTTCTCACCTTCTTCATCTAAGAAGCCACACCCACCTTTTTTATAGAATAGCTTGTTTTGGACTTGGAAAAAGTTCATACAATCACCTTTGTCGTAGCCTTGAACTGATCGTGAGTCTCAGCATAGAAATATTCCTGCACCTCTTTCATGAACTGAGTTACATGGTATTCGGATAGCTTAGACGAGTATGCAAACCCAGGAGCTTGATCACCTGCATCGATATTAATGCCAGTATGCCCAATCGCAACATTTTCCTTTGAGTATGTAATCGACACACTTACCTTACCGATACTATGCTTCTCTTTATCTGATCCGATAAAGTCATCAACAACCATTAGATCATCCCCATCCATTTGAATGGGCTTACCAATTAGGTTTGATAGGATGCTCGCAATAGCTGTGTTAAATAGCCTCTGAAAGCTTACAGCGCCAAGTGGACACATATTTGGGATCTCCCAGCAAATGTTAACAGCATCCGCAGATGCAATATAGTCATTCGATAATGTATCTTCTAGGTCAATTAGCCCTTCCTTCACAAACATCGGCGCTCTAAAGAGTACAACATCACCTGTTGGGCATACATCCTTTCTGAGATATTTGTACGCGAACCTCTCATGGATAAGTGGTCCATCATAAATCGTTTCGTTAATAATCATATCTTATGATAGTGTATGATTTTGCAAAATCAATTAACTCTTTGTATAAAAACATCAATCATGAGGATTGGTGCCCGTCCTAACTAGGTGAGTCACCCCACTTATCATGGAACCTCAATGACTGCTTGTCAGTTAGATTATACTTCCTTTCCTCTAATGTATCCCAAGAGGAATTAACTAGGTGAGTTACATTAGATGCTCCGACTAGAGCATGCTTTATACCATGTTGTTGTATTGTTAACGAGTAGTCATTATCTTGATACCAAAACTCAAAGGTTTCGTCAAATAGATCGCATATATCAATTACAGATTTATGTATTAGTAAACACCATCCACATATTTCACGTGACACTATATTACCTAGCACCATAGAGTCCTGTGGTACATCCTTATGTAGACTCCATTTAGGACACCGCGGCGAAAATGATAATATATCTGGACGCATTGAGTGTGCTAGTTTGATATTAACTAACCACTCCTCAGAAAATATCAAGTCATTATTACATATCAAATACCAATCTGGTGAGTCACAGCCTCTCACACCGTAGTTAAGATATCTATTGTAGTTAAAATTACATGGTGGGTAAATCATATCACACTTATAATCAAACTTAGAATTTTTTAAGTGTTGTGCACTCTGAGTTTCTACAACATGAATATCACCTATCCACCCCCTAGACGCTCTCAGAGTGTCTATAGTATTCTTGGTTATATTGTAATGTCTTTGATTCTTACTATTAGATAAGACTATAGCTTCAATTATCATACAAGAATGGGTAGTTAACAAAAATCCAATCCTCTGGGATTCTGTATTCTTCAACCAGCTTAAAATTGCGTTCGATAGCTTTCTTCTTTCTCTCATATACCTCAACACCAGTTGTCTTAAGATCTGATAAAATAATCTTAAGCTCTTCAACCGTATCGAAATGTAGTATACCTTGCGGATCAAAATAGTCTCCGACCTCCGGTGCTCCCCAATAAATTGGTATTGTCTTTGTTGCGAAGCAGTCAACAATCTTCTCTGTCCAATATCCAGGTTGTTGGCAGTTTTCGATAGTCACAGAATACATGTGAGGTGACAGAGCTTCAGCTTTATCATCTACAGGATTGTAACCATATCCGAACACATCAAGCTCATCTTTAAGTTCTTTGATCACTGAGTGTCTTAGCTTATGACCCTCTGCGTAGTCTTTACCAGATGCAATAATTGATACCTTATTCTCCTTCTTACAATCTAAGTGTTTCTCAATCCAACACATTCCATGTGGATAGTACAGATAATTCTCACCCTTAGCAATCAAGTAGCTATCAAATGTTAGTACATAATCAAACAGCTTATTGTTTTTCTCAATCCATTCGTATACATGTGGGTGAATAGCTCTTGGCTCTAATATCCACGCGACCTTTCTTTTAACACCTGATGCCTTATAGACATCTTGTAGGCATAAATCAGTAATAAAGCATGACTTACTTACAGAATTATCTCCAAAATCCCACTCAACGAACTTATTTGTTCCTTTATGGCATGAAGATGGCTCACCACCAAAGTTTTTATCTCTTATATTAGTTTTTACCATGTCTTAATATATTCTTGTAGCTTCTCATTGTTCATCGCCTTCACTTTTGTAAACTCTTCTAGATTATTCTTATAATTAGGGTGAACACTCTTGTCTCTAGTTGTATCTTCTTCATGTGGAAAGTGGAACAATAGAGGCTTGATAGAGTTAATACAGCATACTTGCTGCCCTAATCTTTCACACCTTGAAATTATCTCGTTATCCTCATAGCCCCATCCAATAAAGTTCGGATTAAACCCATTGATAGCTCTGAACAGATTGGTCTTTCCCATTAAACAACCACCAACAGCCCTGGTATTACCAACAGTATAGTGTTTATTTGTATAACCAATTTGGATATTATCGTGTGATACAAGTGAATCCATGTTACAATACAATGTATCACCAGGCTTTAACGTAGATGCGATCCCTGATTTAACAGATTCTGTGAGGTATATACACGTTCCATTATATCCAATACATATCATATTGGTATCTAAGCTTGTTTTAATAGTTAGATCTAAGTTCTCCTTACTAATGATACAGTCTGCATCTAGAAAGCATACCAACTCCGTATCAACGCGTGACAATCCAACGTTATATCCTCTACACTTATTATAATCGCCATCATTCTCCATAAACACAGCAACTATATCATCATACCCACTAATAAACTCTGGTACCTCAAACTTATCATCGTCAACGACAATTAAAAACTTGCAATCTTGTGTGAGCGCTCTAAAATGTGAGGTTACAACTGAGAGGTTCTCTACTCTCGCAGCTGAATCATGTCTGTAGTGTATAACGAATGTAATCATGCTTCCTTTTTAATATGAATATCTCTGAGTATATCGTATACATCATCAATTGTTGTATTTGGTACTTCGACTGGCGACATGCCATGCTTAGCTTTAAAAATCTTGAATCCCTCAACTATATTGCTCTGCCAATCCGCTCTCGGTCTGATAGATGAGCTCTTTTCTGAGCATTCCTGCTCTTCTATGTAATCTGTGCTGTCAGCAATGTCAGCCCACCACCAATAAGGTGGACAGTATCCCATTTTAGACAGCATATAACTATGATCGACATGCTCGAACGCGTTGTTATAGTCTTCGTCGTTCAATCCAATATCTAGGAGACATTGCCTTGTGTAAAAACAGAAAGCACCAACACAATGTTGGTTTAAAGCAACGCGAAGACCGTCTGGATACTCAATAACTTTACGAGGACACGGATCACCACCAGATATGTTGTTTTTATTAGCTGGGCCATGATATCCGAACATGAAATGAGATATTCCAGTCTCTAAATGAGCGTCAATATAAGCTTGGAATACAGCATCATCCTTGATCACCATGTCATCCTCAATAATAAAGATATAATCACAACCTAGATCTAAAAGATGCTTCATTGCCTTATTCTTAGATTTACCCACACCTATATTATGCTCATTATTTTGTATGAAGTAGTTATAACCATCTACTTCAATCGGATCACCATCATTAATGACTACAAGTTCAGCCCAATTACAGTGTCTAAGGCTGTGCAGTAACCTCTTCAAAAACTGAGGTCTATTACACGTTACTACTCCTATACCTACTCTTGGCTCCTTCATTAATTCAATCCTGTATCACCCTTGTTATATCTTGCGAGTTCCTCTGGTGACATTGGGATATTGATACCATTAACATTCTCAACTGGCGCGCCGAACTTCTCCATAAGCTCTTTTTCCTTGTTAACCTTCTCCAGCTCAGATGCTTGCTGTTTGACCAACTCTTCCAACTCATTGATCTTCTCAGGATTGAAGATTGAATCATCATCACCGAATACGTTACCTTCATTATCGATGTACTGTTGGAGCTCATCTAAACGGTCAACTTCTCCGTGAGGTAAAATGATAACACCAGGTGAATCATCCTTTGGCCAGAATACATCCGCATCAAAATTGGAAGCATATTGTTTATATAGCCCATAGAAGATATTGTCTACCTCAGTAATATACTTAAGATCAGCATCTCTGAGCCCATCATCCTCAACATCTCTTGTATGATCAAACCTACACAAGAATATAATGTCAATAGAGCGGAGAGCTTCTTTTGTGAGTCTAATAGTCTCTTCAACATATATAGAATCAAACCCATCAAGGCCTTTCTCACTCGCCCATAGTGTATAAACTAGATTATCAAGGGGACACCTATCAAATACAACATTTGAATCCTTATCATATGACTGAGTCTGATCGATCAGAAAGTCTCTGATCTTAGTCTGTGTCTCTGTAGTTGTATTTGACGAGTGTTTTAACTTATCATCCTTGATAACATCGCGGTATGTTCTATCTGGGGTTGTGTAACCTTTCCATGTGTGTAGAAAGCTTTTTAGGGTGGTTGTTTTTCCACTACTAGCTGTACCTGAAAAACTAATTCTCATATTCTCTGGTATTTAAGCATGGTGTAAATATAATCCAATTATTCAAACTCTCAAAGCCTTGTCCCAGATCACTAAGTGTAGTCTTGGGCTAAAGTTGACATTCATCGCCTTCGCGTATTCCGCAACTGCATAAACCTTTTCCTGATGCTCTGCTCGAGATCCGCAACATGGCATAAACCAGATCCTATCTAACGTTATACCAACAGCGGGATCTTCAACATATTTGCGCCATATCTCATCGATATCCTCTGCTACATTAATTACAAATTTAAATCCTGATCCATGATCAACATGCCACTTTAATACAGCTGGCTTATATGTTTTATTTTCTGGATCTCCGTTCGTTGTTAGCTTCGGAGATGTTGTAAATGTTGCATTCCATTTATTCACCCACTCCTCATCAGGCTGTATAGTTGCGTTTGTTTCAAAGTCTATTCTTGGTATAAACTTATAGTGATCAACAAACGCTTCAGTAAACTTAAGTAGTTGTCCCTGTCTGACCATGGGTTCCCCACCTGTATATTTGAATATAGCACCACCTCTTAACTTCTCAATAGCATTGATATTCTCTAATATATCAAACACTTCACGAAATGTCCTCTTGTTTTTTTGTGACCAAGATATATACGAATCACATCCGTGTGGAGCATCATCAGACTGAAATCCAGGGCACTTCAAATTGCAACCGAACAATCTTAGGAAGACAGATGGCCGACCGATCCACTCTCCCTCTCCTTCACATGTGAAGAATATTTCTGGGTCACCATCTACACCACCAATAAGTAGCGACTCTTTATCTAAATCAATCATATAACGTATTATACGCTATGATTATTGTAATTCAACTATAGGTTGATGGTGTAAATTACACTATCCAGATGATTAAATATTGTTAATGAGTAAGAAACCTGCCCGGTCACGCCGCGCAACTGAAGTCAAAGAAGCTCCTGATATGGAAACTACGTTTGAAAACAATTGGTTCACAAATTACAATATCAGACAACCGTTCTACTTGAACGAGAAGCACAAAGTGCTTTATAATCTACTACAATCGCCGACTACCAACATGGTATTTGTAGATGGGCCTGCTGGTTCCATGAAAACCTACATAAGTGTATATGCTGCTCTAGAGCTGATCAAGGCTAACAAGTATGAAAAGCTTGTATACATTCGATCTGTGGCTGAGTCTGCGTCAAAGAGCTTAGGAAGCCTACCAGGAACATCAGACGAGAAGTTCCAACCATACCTAATGCCATTAATTGAAAAGGTACATGAGATCTGCGGTAAAGGTTCCGCTCACACCTTAATACACAACAACATTATTGAAGCAATCCCCGTTAACTTCTGTCGTGGTCTAACATTCACTGGTGCTATCGTAATAATCGACGAGGCTCAGAACATGACTAAGAGTGAACTGGTAACAATCCTAACTCGATTTGGTAGAGATAGTATATATGTTGTAGTTGGTGATGTTAACCAGTCAGATATTAATCAATCTGGCTTCAAGGACATTGCTAAGTGCTTTGATAACACTGATTCTATCATAGAAGGTATACATAACGTTAAGTTTGAGAACTCAGAGATTATGCGTAGTAAGATCCTACGATTTATCTGTAGTCAACTAGGACATTAGCCCCAAGTTGTACCTTCAAACCAATTTCCCTTACCAGGGGTCACTTTATTGCCAATATTAGCAGGATGTTTAACTGGAGCGGGAGCAGGTGCAGGCTCATCCGCACCTTCGCTTGGACCTGTTGGGTCACTAGCTGTTATATCTTTGCCTGTCTCGGAGGTTTCTGCTAGTGTTGGTGCATCTAAGCTGTATGATTCAACAGACGATCTGCGATTATAAATTGCTGAATTATCTTCATGTTCAAAGACCTCTACATTCTCTACCCAACATCTACCGTCTGATTCTTTCTTGATAAATGCATTTGCTACTTTGAATACCCATTCAGCTACGCGCTCAGTACCAACTCCATCATCCATCACTCTTAGTTGTAGGACTTCTCTTTCAGCAAGCTCCACAAACGCTTGTAACGCGGGGTCATTTGCTGCTACAATTGTTGTATGATCAAACTGATCGCGAAGTATATCTTTAAGTTCTTTTAAGCTCCCAAAATCCTGACACCAGTTCCTATTATCAAGCGAGCTGCAACCAAATGTAAGCTTAGCTACTAGCTGATACCCATGCAAAAATGCACAATGGCTGTCTGCTTTCCATTGTCTGAAGGCACACGACCCTAATTCGATTCTCTTAGTACTTTCAAAGTTACTCATATCTTATATTATGCTGCAAAAGCCAGAAATCAACTAACAAAATGTCTAAAAGAAGACTGAAAGAATAATTCACTGAGATATAGACCACTGAATTGTAGAGGTCTGAATGGTAGTTTCATACACGTCTCTACAATCAACTTAATCGTCTCGAAACCCGATTGCAACTGTTTCAGCAAAATAACTGAAAATAATTCCTGAAACTAACTACTTCTAAGAAGTGCTTGTAGTTGTTCTGAACCTCCGGGGGTTACGAGAAATACATTCATGTCACCTGTTTCTTCTCCTGAGAAGCCAGCCACTTGTAGCTGTACAATGAATTCATAGCTACTCGACGTTCCGACTTCCATTGCGAATTCCTGATGATGGTCTTCCCCGGTTGATGAGATTAGCGTCGCAATATCTTTCAGGGTTTGTTTATCATTAACCACATAATAATGTTCAGTGCCATCAGCCGATGGATCTAGACCGTCGATAGTTACCGAAAACAGCTTCGTCCCAGATCTATATATGAGAGACGCTAACTCAGCATGCGGTATTCCTTCCATAGCCTCATAATTATATACATACTCACCTTGTAGATCTATATAGTCTTCCCACTCATCATCGAGTATATACTCTTGCTTGTTCTCAGTAAAAAACTGGTTAAATGTTTTCATACTTTCATACTGAAACTAACTACTGTTTTGGGTGGCTGACGATTTTGAAGGTGTTGTTGATGAGTGTG